GCCTCTAGCGCAATACCAGCAAACGTGCTCATCGAAACCTCCTTTTTTAAGAGAGGGCTGCCCAGACCCTCGAAATTTAACTATCACGTTGAGCGATAAGGAGGAGGAATCGCCCGCGATAGTATGGACAACTGACGGGTGCGCAGAGCAGATATGAAGCTTGACGGGATTCGAACCCGCGCATTTCCCCTTATCGGGTGGCCTATTTCCTCCGGCTACAAGCCTCTTCTTACGAAGATCAGTTATTATTACGTACGATCTGGGCAAATATTGACGAACTGTCTCCGCTCCTTTAGTGGTATATAGGGTACCAAGGACTTTGGTGATAAACCAAAACTCACCAAGGCAATTCTCGCCTAAAAATAGCGTAACACCTTCCTTTGCGTCTTTGCGACATATAAGCCAGATCGGTTCTTTCGGTTTGGTCAGAACCAGGTTTTTTATGGAGTCCTCGTCTGTCTCGACTTTTCCATAGTTTTCTGGATCGGATGCGAGGGGCACCAAATCCAGACTTTCTGGGTGGCGAACACCCCAACAAGCATTGTCGTCCGAATCCTTAACGGCCCATAACCAAGCACCAGTCAAAAGATCCTTTTTCATCCTTATCAATCCGAAGGTTTTTCCCGCGAACCGCTCGTCTCCAACATTTTTATTAAACGTAATTCTTTGACCCATTTTCAAATCTCCTTTTTCTACCCAATAACCTCAACATTTCCGACAAGACTCTAACAAGTCGACCCGTCTGACTACTATCAGATTATTATGTGGATCATAATCGGTATCCCCTGATCTGTTATAATGGGGTTGTGGCGCTTGTCCGCCGGTGGTTGGCCACACCACCCCGATCTGCTTGTTCTATTGAGTTTTAGAAATGCCGAGGTTATTAGGTAGAAACATCATAAAAAATATAAACAGTAGCATTAGGGACAGGGCGCCGCATGGCAGGTTATTTGGCCGCCTGGCGATATCCTTACTAATACTACTGCTTATACCGGGATCAAGTTTCCTTGATCTGTTTCATATCAACCTTCCTTTCTATAGTAAGTAAGATGATACGATGAATAGAACATACCGGAGCCCATCCCGGTCAATTTAGTGTCCTGTGCCGTTTTAAAAGGAGGTAAGACGATTTAAACGGTCATGATGACAACAAGGCATACACATATATCACGGACGGATTGCTTTGCCCGCCCGCTTCAAAACTACTTCATATCGCACGTCCTTTACACTCAGATATATGGAGTGGTTCGCTATACTTCGATATGATGAATAGAATATGCCGGTTACGGTGATCCGGCGATAGTTTGTGACGGGGCCCAATAGAGCGGCGGTTTCCCCGTCTCACCATTTGCTCCTAACGTCTATCCGATTTAGGCCGTCTTTACTCGACCATTCCCCTTTTTGCAACCTCGATCCGCGCTATACCAAGATAACGCCGAGCAATGTCTCTATCGCTCTTTTTCTCCCCCTCAGAGAGTTGTGCGTAGGGGGTTATCATTTGACGCTTCCAACGCGTAACTGATTTCGCATCAATAATAAATCTTCCCTCTCCTTTTAAGCCGGCTAAATATGGCTGTCCTTGTGTGAATAGATATTCCATCCACATACACCAAACCTGGTGTACTTCGTCGGACATGAGTTCCAGTTTGGGATCTCCATCCGCGAAGAAGATTTTAATCCTAGGCGCGGTTGTTTCTGTCGTCTTTTTTTCCGGAAACAGCAACATTAATATATAGACTAACAAAGCCAAGGCGAACACCATAATCCCGCAGGTTAATATTTCACTCATTTTAAAATCTCCTTTTTATGTATCATAGATGTTTATTAAAAGGTTTCAACGTGTGCCTCATATGCCTCTGTACGTTTACTTGCAAAATCACGAAGCATCGGTCCGGAATTCGCACTCAAAACCGCAGATGGCGGGAATAAAGCATCCCCTAAACAGACAACAAACTTAGCAGACGTACCAATTTCCATATCATAAAACGTAAAAACCGATATGCCTAGATCAAACAGAACCGTTCCTAAAAGATTTAGTCCATGCTCGTGACCCAGTTCTATGGTTTTTCTAAATATAAACCAAGCACGATCATTTGGATCTTCACTTGGCCATTTATCTTTTTGTGGCACTTCAAACCTCCTTAAAATATAAAAGCCGGTTACGATGATCCGGCGACAGTATCCAGAAACGAATTACCAAGGGGTGCGATTAGTGCTAATTCGTCGTCATCACCCGCCATTCCCCAGTGCTGTCCGATTTAGAAACCTACTCCTTTTGGAGATCTTTTATTTTCTCTGTTAGGAGAACGGATGCCTCTGCTATAGCGTCCTGAAATTGTTCGGAAGTGTAGCTTTCAACTCGAATAGGGTCGAGAAGATACTCAACTCGATCATAAACTGGGTCTCGTTTCTGAGCTTCTTTAACGGCCTTAATGATCGCCCCGAAAATAAGACCCGCACCAAATAACATCATTGCCGGCCACGCTCTCAAGATTAACAAGTCGACCTTGTTGGTCGGGGGGATTTTGTCATAGAAGAAAGTTAGCGAACCAGCTTCCTTAGGAATACCGGTTAGGGCAAGGTATTCGGTCATATAGATTCGAGCCAGATCGTCTGGGAGCTTACAACTCGCAAGGCTCATATAAAGCTCTTTAACGCGCTCTTCCTTATTAATTTTCACAATTATCTCCTTTTTCTGAACAAATAATAAGAGGTTTATTGAAAACCTGCTCCTTTATAAAACGAATTGTTCTATGAGCATAAGAAAAATGACAGGTCCATTTGGAACGTATTCCTGTTTTATAAAAAGTGAGGAAGGACGCCTGTGTCCAACCACGCGCCTTTAACCTTCTAGTCATCTCGCTAAACATTTTTCCTCCTTCTTCTGAACAAATAATAAGCCCCTTGTTACGGGGGCTTAGGGGGGGGTCCGATCCTTTTAGGAATCGGAGGCATCCTCGTCTTCGTCATCGAGGTCGAGTTCTACCTTGTCTTCATCTTCGTCTTCGTCATCTTCCTCCTCGGTGTCCGAGGTGAGCGCAACGACGATTGCGGTTCCAACGGCGCCAACGAAAGCGACTCCGGTAACTCTCCAGAAGAAATCGCGGTTGTCGCGTCCACGAAGGTATTCGTGGTAGGCGTTTTTCGCGGCATCATCAAGTTTCTTATACTCGGATTCTTTTTCGCTGGGCTCGAGGCTCAGCAAGCGGGTGTTAATCGCTTCACCCACGGGGGCGGTGGGGAATGGATTTCGAAAAGTAGGACGGGAAGGTAATCGTTCTCTAATGCTTTCAAACATTGGTCTGTCTCCTTTTTGGGTCTATAGGTTTCGGTTTCTATTATAGCCCCTGTGATTTTCGTTGAATCCTCTAATTTTTGACTGCTCTCTTCTTTTAGGAAAATATAAACCCCGTGAGGGGGTCTATATTACAGATTCTTCTAAATTGAGCTGTTTTATTATGTCATCAAATCGATTTGCTTCCTTGCGCATCGCCCAGGCTATGGACGGTACTACGATGGCTAAAGCGATAAGACTTAACATTTTGTTTTTTGTCTCCTTTTTAGGGTTTCGGTTTCTATTATAACCCCTGTGAAATCTGTGGTTTTTGAGGAGACAATTATAAACGCCCGTGTTAGGGGCGTCTATATAGGGGTCCAAAATCCCTTTTCAATGGACAAACTAGATTTTCTTCAGAAGCTGCCATTGTACCGCGGCGACGATAGCGATTACTGGTAGGGGTATTCCCACCACGAACATCACTAGTGCTACAATAACAACGAATCTCTTCTTTTTGTTTTTAATCATTCGATTGTCTCCTTTTCGGGTTTCGGTTTCTATTATACCCCCTGTGATTTTCGCGATTTCTTAACCGCTTTCTCACACAGTTTCGTATTCAAACACCTAAGAGGCGACCCGTGGTGAATGACGCCATTGATATTTAGTATTGTATTTGGAAACGATCTTCCGCATCTATAGCATTTATGATCTATCCAAATGGATAATTTGTTAAGCCCCTTGTTCATACTGCCTCCCGGGTCAAAATATAAAACCCCGTGAAGGGTCTTATATAGGTCTATATGTTACTAATTAAGCTGATTATCTGGACCAGGATTAGCATTAGAATTCCCAGCGCTACGAGGAATGTCGTTACCAATACGCCGAATGTTACTACGGCCGTAATGGTAAGCATTGTGTATAGTGCTGAGATTCTGCTTTTAATCTTTTCCATGTCAAATCTCCTTTAAAGTAAGGTTAGGTTTCTATTATAGCCCCTGTGAAACCCGTTGAAAAAATAAAGCCCCAAGGGGGGCCTTATATAGGTCTGACTAGGCGAATAGCCAGCATCCGAATAATATTACTACAATGGCCCCGCCAACCACCATATAGGCGGTTATGCGGAGTAGTTCTAATGCGATTTTTTCGAATTGCTTCATTTCATTTCTCCTTAGTTAGGTTTCTATTATACCCCCTGTGAAACCTGCGGAAAATGAAAAATATAAAGCCCCGGTGAGGGGGCTTATTTGTCGACCGGAACACTCAATTACATGTCAAATCTCCTTTAATGTGGGTTTCGGTTTCTATTATACCCCCTGTGAAATCCGTGTTTTTTTTCGATTTTTTTTTGCGGAGAAAATTTTGGGAAAAATATAGAGCCCGGTTGGGGGCCCTATACTTTGATTCCACCTCCTTATTTAATTAGAGGATTGAAGATATATCGCCTTGGTTGTGCTCAGTCGTTCTTGGTTTTACGCATCAATATAGCGGTAACCACGGTTCCGGCGACTCCGATAAGCGCTGGATTCTTGAGGAACCAGTCGAATCTTCCAGAGAAATCTGGTCTTTTGTAGATTTCTGCTTGAAGAATGACTATGCTCATCATTTCATCCAACGCCCTATCGAATTCATCGGTGCCGGGTTCCACTTTTTCAATGTGCTCCACGACTCGATCAAACGCTTTCCAGGTTTGTTTTATCATTCTGTTTCTCCTTTACTAAATTAGGGTGAATGGTTTCTATTATACTCCCTGTGATTTTCGTGAAAAAATATAAGGCCCTGTGGGGACCCTATACTTTGAAATCTCAACTCCTTCGTATAAACGATCTTACCGAAGATGTTATTATATCCGTTTTCTCAAACTGGAGCATTGCCACGCTGACTATGAGCGTCACGATTCCATTTACTACTGGAGCATTGCCCGCTATTCGAGTAAGGCGAGAAGGGGGTTCTAGTTCCTTTTTCATCGCCTCAATCTTTATAAGCGTATTATATGCTTCCAGCGCGTCTTTGTACTCGCGCGTTCCGGGTCGTTGGGATGCTAAGTAGTTTATAGCGTCCGGTATAATATTTTCTTCCATGTCAAATCTCCTTATATGATGTGGGTTTCGGTTTCTATTATACCCCCTGTGAAAACCGTTAAAAAATATAAACCCCGTGTGGGGTCTATACTAATTCCTCCTATTTGAAATTCTGATGGTTATTTTTTCCATTTCGTCTTTATCATATGCCACACAAACTTTATAGTATAGTATGGTGCGGTGAATAGCGATAAGAAAGAGCACAGGATTATCCAGGCTACGATATGTCTGTTCGTTTTAGAGACTCTTTTTGTTAAGTCATCTAGATCGATCATCATTGTTCCTAGAAAAGCCTCTCTCTTCGCATGGTCTGTTTCGACCGCATAACAGTACTGCAATTGTGCGTAGTTAAGTAAAAGGTGGATGGTTTTAAACATTTCATTTCTCCTTAGTTAGGTTTCTATTATACCCCCTGTGAAACCTGCGTTTTTTCAGAAATTTTTTTCGCGGGGGAAAAATATAAGGCCCTGTGAAAGGACCCTATATCTTTTATTCATCGGATTCGTCTTTCTCTTCTTCGCGCTTTTCCAAAAGCAACTCATATTTTTCGCACTTCCTCTCAAGAGCTCGGATTCGCTTATCAGAGGCCGTCAGGCGTTTTTCTAGCCTATCAACAAGACCGGCATATACTGATTCGTTATCCTTATTCGCTGCCGCTCTGTTATTTAAATATGCCAGAACCGCAGCAAAAGCCACTTGTATGAAGCCTATTATCCCCACAACCAAAAGTATTAGATTTTTTTCATCCATTTCGCCCTCTTTATTACTGGGATCAGCGTCGCTACCTCAAATATAGCCTCTGATAACATTAAGAACAAGAGCGCCAGTCTGGCCGCTGCTCGCCATGTTTGAACATCCTTTAGGGGTATAATCCTTCCGAAAAGAAGAAAAACAAAACCGAAAGCCAACCAATTGACAATTCTAACAGCAATTCCCTCCTTCCCCACCGGGCGCTTTGCCCCCCCATTTATAATGAATAGGTCTATTGCGTATAAACCCACTAATATAAACGCAAAGATAGCAATTCCGATGCTTGTTTGATCACTCAGAATATATTCTATGTATTTATCGTGCATATTATATCATTCCTTATACTAGGAAATTGAACGCCATGTACACTTTTTCACCTTCGGTAGTATATGAGCGAACTATCTCAACTACTCGAGCCTTCACATCCTGTCCGTGCATAACGCACTGCACCAGGTCCCCCATAAAAAAGTCCACACCATAGATAAAAATTCCTCGAGTTTCAAAGTCTCCTTCGAGGAGGCCGACTGGCGGACTTTCTCTTATTACTTCTGCGCCTCTGGTTTGAATAATAGCCAATATCTGCGCGGCGGTTAGATCGTCAATATCGTCATCGTCAATATCTTTATCTATCGTGGTATCCAAACGACCCTCAAACCTGTCTAATCCGACAGGTTCTGACCCCTCTATCCACACGTAATTCTTTTGTGTAACGGGCGCCTCGTCGGGATCGCCAGGAATTATCTCAGTGACCACAAGTGTCACGTTCCTTTTGTCCTCTTCCGACGAATAAAACGAACTTGTCAAAACGTATGAGCTTTTCAGAACATTGTCATACACGTCTGAAAATATAACTAAATCATTCTCTGACTGTCCTGAAGAACGATCAACTCCTCCGTAAGTATAGAAATATAACTCGGAATCAGAAGAAGCCAAGTCTTTAACTACAATCTTGAATCCCAAATCGGCCGTTTTACAAAGAAGTTCGATAATTTCATAAACGTTTTCCGAATCAAATTGTTCGCTAATTGGTTCCGATGATAGCATAGCCGGAGGCCACACAGCAGGGTCCGCAGTATCAAAAAGAGCTATCTCTCTATTTGTATCAGTCGGAGATCTTATGTTGTCATGAACAAGAATATAAGCCAATAACTCTGCTGACCCATCGTAAGTGACTAGCGAGTTTAATATTCGCCTCTCTAATATACTTTCTGCCGACCGTCCACGAATCAATAGACTAGCCTTATCGGTCGAGATTTCTGGTTTCTTTTCTTCCACAACCATAAGTTTATCGGAAGTATTAATATATAGAAAATTACCAAAATCTAATAGAAAACTATCCTCATAATCTATAGGCAATTCTAATTCGAAGTCGCCAAGCGTATTGTATCGTTCCGCCCAATTTAAAGAATAATAGTCTTCTATTAAACCGATCTCTTCAAGGTCGCTATTAAAAACATGCACTAGGGGTATTGCTACTTCTGTATTGATAGCGATTGTTGGCGGCGGACTTAGGCTTATATCTTCATATCGACGACCCCAACCATAATTATAAAGCCAAGCGCGTTCTTCGCTGGTTAATAGGCGCTGATTGTAGAAAAAGAGCTCGTCTACCAGACCATCATGCCACGTGGTTTGGTCTTCATTTGTACCGACGTAAAAGTCGGTTGTTCCGATGCGTATACCATCGCTTGGGCCGGCTGCGGTATCAAAAACATCATTAACACCCACCCCGACCGTATTAGAAACCGGATCAAAGTAACAAACCAAAAAATACCAATTTCCGTTAGTTAAAGCACCGAAAGTATCCGCCGTAACATAATAAGTAGTTGTATCTGCGGCATTTCTCACCGAAAAAACTATCTTAGAGTTAGCGCCGTTTAAATAACATTGGTATTCTCTACCTCCCGCCGTCGTCTCCCATTTGCCGAATATTACAGAAAGGACTGTAACAGCATGGGGTTTTATCCACATTCCCCAAGTCATTGGCTCATCAGCTACCGCACGAAGTTGGAAAAGATCCGCGTGTGATAGAGATTCGCTGTTTGAGCCAACGAAATCCGCGCAACCACCAGAAAATATAGATCTAGTTTCTCCGTGTGCCCAACCAACCCCATTGTTGTCAGTTAATTTTAAAACCCCAACCCCATCGACCTCGTCATAACGAAATCCAGAAACTTCGTCTAGTCTCCAATAAGCTTTCAGGTTTGTTATTCCTGGATTTGACATATTAAACTCCTTGGAATTTGGGACGGAAAACGAGTTCAGTATTTACTTTGGTTCCGATCATTTCCAGATACGTCCTACCATAATCAGTAGGAAGCCCGCGGTTGTAAACAAAGTCTCTTTCGTCTGAGGTAAGCATTCTATCATAGAATATAAGTGCCTGCAGTTTTCCATCAAAGTATTGGGAGGACCCCGATCTTCCACCAATCGTAAGCACAGAACTATAAGTATCTAGATAGCCGGTAACGCTTGTCGCATAACTATCCGCTCCATCGTTCAATCGTGCCCCTATTCTGTCTGCTGCGCTATCCCACCAAAAATGTACATGTGCCCAGGTATCTGTTGGGAAGGATGGAATTGTTACATTAAACCAAGAACCCGGGTAGCCCGGAGCGAGCTGAAGCCCGAATCTAAGATCTCCTGTGCCGTTGTAGACCTCCCATCCGTATTTAGTATCGGTCGAACGTATTATATCCGAACTAGAAACCACAGTTTTTTGATTAATCCAAAAAGACATGGCAAAGTCTCCAAGAGGATTAAAGTCGGCGTCAGGAGTACCATTACTAAAATAGGCGGGTCTAGATGGGTCCCATTCTCTTGCGTGTTCGTATAAGTTCGGTGGACCGGGCCCGTGAAGTATTTGGTTTATCCCGGCAGCCGTAATCAGTTCCTTACTAGCATGAAGGCCCACAGTGTTTGCTAAATCGTTATCTTCGTTAAGCGCAAAATATTCAACTATAGCATCATCCGGACTGTCTGGATCGGTAGTACCATCAAAAGTCACCTTAATGACATTATCTCCAGGAAGAAGTTCTATCCAATCCTCAGAAATACCAACGGAACCGAGTATGTCGTCTTGAGTTTCGCCATCGCCGGCTTCCAAGATAATACTCTTCAAATTTACACGAGTATCAATATAGATCTTCCAACCCGGCTCAACGTCAGGGACAATCGCTGTAAGATCTATTGTCATGCTTTGAGTATCCCTGTCGTTGGTTATAACTATTTCCGTTCCATTTCCGCTTCCAAGGGTGAGGGTCATTTGAACCCCGGTGCGAAAGTCTCCTCCATAAACTACGGTTTCTTCCACTTCAGAAAGGAATTCCTCCTCCTCCTCTAACAAGTCTAGAAACCACGGGTCAGGGCAAAAAAGCCCAATAACGGCGTTCTCCACCTTAGCAAATTGATTCACTTCATTCGATTCAACGATAGCCGGTATATAGACATCCTTTGTGCCAGTGGTTATCCCTAGAATAATGGTTTCCTTTACTGGGAAGTAGTCATATCCGTCCTTACGAAGCTCGCTCGAATACCGTCATAACTAGGTCCCGCTGCGCCACTAACCGTAGCATTAGGAGGGCCCAGTCCTGTCATGTTAAAAACGAGGAGCCCGTGTGTTCTTTCCGAGCTCCTCAAATTTAACTCGAGAGTGTCTTCGTTAGGGTTTGTAACCCATAACGTTTCTATCATTTCTCTAATACCTTCCTTGACAATGTTGCTATTTGTGTTCTGGTTTGTCTATAGATCGCGGCCCTATCTAAAGTCTTTGGTGAATAATTATATTGATTATAAACAACACCATCTTTACCCGAGCCATCCTCCGAGGTATCGTTGTCCAAACTATCCGTTTGTTTTCCGATATTAGTTAAGCTCGCGGGAATGGTAATATTCCCAAAGGCGCTCTGAATTAATCCCGCGCCTGCAGTAACATCCTTAAGGTCCACAACTGGGGCTATGAGTGGCTTAAACTCGATGGCCTCGTTGAGCTCGTCCGATAATAGAGAAACAAACGGTTCGAATTGTTGTTTCCCTTTTCTTATAAACTCTCCGAGAACGTTCTTAGTAGTGATAACACCGTGTCTAAGAGCGTTTACTAAACCCGCAATAAGATTCTCACCAACTCGATAAGTCCATTTGGATGGCGAGTCCTCCTCAAAACCATCTTCCATTTCATCCTTAGCGCCGCTAACGAGATCCCAAATGGCGCCCCAAACTCTACCTACGCCTTCGACAATACCATTAACCAAACCAGTAATTATATTTGCTGCTATACTAAACCCGATTTCTACCGTTCTCTCTATGTTTTCTTCGCTGAAAACCTCTTCCTCGATGGTTTCAAGAAAAGTGAAGTACAACTCAACTGCCGAGATTATAACGTCTGGTAATCCGTCGGTTATCCCTTCGATGAAGTTTTCGATAATAGCGAGACCCGTAGTAACGACTTCTTGAATATTATCCTCAACACCGCGTAAGAACTCCATCAGAAGGTCCCAACCAGCGTCTGTAATTTCTTCATAAAGCTCAACAAGCTTCTCAAGTAAAATAGTAACAACATCAACAACCATTGTGCCAACCAGCTCTGTTATTTCTGGAGCTAGTTCGGTGATTCCCTCAATGGCCGTTAGAATAAGTGTTTTGAAGGCTTCTTTAAGTTCCGGAGCCCTCTCTGCTAATTCGACAAAGAAAGTTGTAATTGTTTCAACAAACGCTATAGCCATCGCCGGTAGAATCTCGAAAACGACCGCACCAACAATCTTAATAGCCTCGCCGATAAGAATAGCGCTTCCCGCAAGGAGAACCAGGCCAGTTGCGGCCAACCATATGCCAACACCAAACAAAGCGGCACCCAAACCAATAAGCGCTAGAGCAATACCGAACGCCATTAGAACCCCCACTACTGGAGCCAACAAATAGCCCGCTACAATGAATATAAGTAGTACCGCAGCTATTCCGATGATGGCTGTTATTAATTCCTCCATTGGGATCGACCCAATGAGTTTCAAAGCAAGGCCCATTATAACAAGGGCTGCTGCCATAACTATCATTGCGAGAGCCCCGGGCAGGGCGTTCTTCATAAGAAATCCGGCTATCGCAAGTAACACTATTACCGCAGTAATGGCGATTAAACCAATAATAAGTTCATCGAGTTGCATAGAACCGAATGCTTCTACTGCCTTGAACATAACAAGAAGCGCAAACCCCATGACTAACATTGCCAACGCGGCCTCTAAGATTTGTTTTGTTTTTATCCCTTGGGAGAACACCACCATACCTAATAGAAGTGCTCCTACGGCAATGAGTCCTTGCTGTAAGACGGCCGGATCTAGAATTCCGAATTTTAGAACAGCTTCCCATAATTTTTCCATTGACTTTGCTACGGCGAGCATAGCTAAGGCAGCTTTAAGACTACTATTCTTTTCGCCACCGCCTCTAGATAAACCAATCATAGCAAGGGTTAATATACCCAATGCCCAAGCAACTCCCTGTAGGCCCGCTGCCAGAATATCTGGATCGGTTGCTCCAAAGAGTTTTATAACCCCCCACAACGCTACGAGGGCTATTGCCATACCCTGCATAACTGCTATGGTTTTTAAAGTCCCAGCACCACCAACTTTCATCCCTTTAACCGCTACAACTAAGGCAGTTAAGGAAATCACTATAGCCTTTAATCCGGTATCTATTTCCTCGGGATCAGCTCCTGATATAATTCTTAAAGCAACGGCCATAAGAGCGACAGCAGCGGCTAAACCGATTATAGCGATCGAGGCCTTTATTGCATCTTGTGGTCTTATGTGTTTCAAAGCACCGGAAGCTCCGAATAACGTAGCAATCATAACCGCTATTGTTCCGGTGGCCTGTTGGAGCTTTGAACTATCTATTAATGTGAGCAAGAACACGGAGCCCGCAAAGATGGCAATTGCTGTTGCTATCTTTTGTAGTGTATCTGCGCGTATATTGTTCTGGAAAGATCCCAGAGTTCCTTCTAGTCGATCGAATGTGTCTATGAAGACCTCTCCGAAATCAGAATCATCGATAATACCAGATATCCAATCCCCACTTGCAATCTTTCGTATAGACAGAACAAATCCGGCCAATAGTCCAGTGTTAATTATATCAAATAGGTGGGAATAATCGATCTTATCGGCATTTTTAGCGAGATAGTCGAAAACATCCGTTATACCATCAAGCATTCCGCCGGCTACTTCTTTTGCCTTTTCTGCGACATCGTCAAGAGTTTTTCCAAGCCACACACCAAATTTCGATTCTTTTAAAGTGTCTATCCAATTAAAACCTTCTTTAGCATCGGCTCCAAACTGCTTTATCCGACGACCATCAAAAGTATTAACTAACCCGAGAAAAGACTCAACAACGTCAGAATTACGCAATTCCTCCCAGAATTCCTTAATTTTCACAATCGTCTCATCTATAAAAGTACCAAAATCTCCAAGAGCCTTAATACCACCATCGCGAATCTCGCTGAAGAATGACCCTATCTCAACAGCTAAATCTTTGAAATATTGGGCTGTGGCTTTCCAATCTATGCTCTTAAACCAAGAGACAATATCCTGAACAATTTTGAGTTTAACTATCTCTAAATATAGAGTCTTTGCTCCAATTGCTAGAAGATAGAACGGCGCTATAACGGCTTTTAGGACTACCAAAAGTCCATCCCAAAGTTTAATAAAATCTGCGCGTTCTAGATCTTTAAACCACTGAATAACGTCTTGAACGACGTCTAGATTAAAGAATTGTTGAATCAGTTCACTAACCCTATCTCTGAGATTTCTTATATGACTAACAATTGTCTCTGCTACGGCTGTGAAAATATTCATTCTGACAGCCCACTCTCTCCAAGCCACGATAGAGTCGGCCACCGTAGCTAGAAGAGACCAGATACCGCCCTCTACTAATTGTACCCCTCCAAAAAGCAAGGATATTACCCTTGCTCCGGCGCGAATAATTCTAACGAATATATCAACTACAGCAGCAACACCGCGAACAATGCTTTTAAATTTGTCGAGATTTTTAGTTCCTATTCTAAACCCGGCAGCAAATCCCGCGAATCTTTGAGTAAGTTGTATTAGGTCTATAACTTCTAGCGGTGCGAAAATATCAGCGACAGCCTCTTTAAAGGCCTTAAAAATATTAACACCACCTTCTAAAAGATCAAAGAGACCCTTTATGGCCATGTTTCGCCCGCCGCTTTCCGACCAGCCTTGTATAAGAGCGTTTCGTGCGTTAGCGTCTTCCTCGATTAATCCACCGAGAACATCGGCTACACCACCCCACAACTCTTTGGCCTGTTCGAAATCTCCAAACACCCAGCGCCAGGTTTGGGCCCATCCACTTTGGAGGGCCTCTTTCATAGTGTCAACCAACTGAGTTACCGTCTTAATCTTTGTTGCGGCATCCAGGGCGGTTTCTGCTTGTGCTTGAATACCAGCTATTTGCTCCTCATTATACCCCATTCTTTCTAATTCGGCGTCGGTTAAGTCGCCCGTTAGTTTGTTTAGGGTTTCAAGTAGAAATTCGGAACTAATCCACCCGCTCGATAGAGATTCTCTAAAGCTTCCAGCATCAGCGATCATATCGTCAATCGCAACTCCGTGAACCCTAGCTGTATCCATAAGAGCATCTTGGAATACCTGGCCGCCCATACCGGCATTCACCACACTATTCCAGTCCTGCAATTTAAGAGAACCAGTAGATATAGCCTGACTTAACTGATACATGGCTGTTGACGCTTGTTGTGAGGTCGAGCCCGAGAGCGCGGCAAGGTTTGAAATACCCTTAATAGCCGCGACACTCGTATCTAACTCCACACCAGCAGCTGTGAATTTGCCGATATTTTGTGTCATCTGAGTAAAATTGTAAATGGTTAAATCGGCGTAACGATTCAATTCATCAAGCGCCCCATTTACGTCACTTAATGTCGATCCGGCTTTTTGTGTATTAGCCAGAATCGTCTGGACGGAATTAAGTTGTGTCTCATATTCTTCTAGGCCCGTAGCAATTGGATCGAAAAGAACAACCTTAGCTAACGATTTTGCCCCACTTATAACGCCCTCTGTAATTTTTGCCATTACTACGCCAGCGGCGACGCCTATTAGGCTTAGTTTGCTGTTTATGGAGGCTAAACTATCCTCCATCATACTGAAATCAAGCCTTGACATATCGCTCAAGTCATCTAGCGTTTCTTGCGCCCTGGTAAAATCAAATTGTTTCTTGAAGGATGATAGTTGGTCCGTAGATTGAATAACGCCATCCCTAAACTTCCTGGCGTCGAACTCTAGTTGGACAATATTTTTTTCAATTGTGGTGCTCATGGAAGGGCCTCCTCCACTAATTCATCATGAAGGGCCTCGTATATCGGTCTTAATGCGGGATTTATTATGTCCCGACCGGATACGAATGTGCCGCCTCTTGTTCCGTGACCATACTGCAGAAGAAGAACCAGGGGGGCCGATCCGACCATCTGGTTATTCTTCCAAATTAATTGATAGTAATTCTTACTACCTCTAACCTCATAGGACCATCCAGTGGCAGTTTCACCACTATCTACTGGAGTAGCTGCTGCTAGGGCGGAAACTCCCAGTGCCCCATACTTTTCTAGTATGGGCTTTGGATCATATTCTTCTATTAGTTCGAGAAACTTAAATGTTTTCTTAAAGTCCGGGATCTTTACTTTTATCATCCACCACCCCTCGCTTTATTCATTAGATATTGGTGTCTAGCGGCAGCCTTGGGTGTCATCTTATTTTTACCTGCGGCTTCTCTCTCTTTGAGGTTACAAATGTTCACAAGAGTTAATAATCGATTAATGTGCCATTTCTCATACTCACTGGGAATATTGAATCGGACCATCCAATAGTAAATTAACTCTGTAGTTACAATCGATGATGTCCCCCTACGCTCGTTCAGGTTATAAATAGTCGTTGCGGTACTCGGGTGAGCTATATAATCTCGTATTTCCTTACCGCAATCTCGATATAGGGTCTCTGGGAACCAGGGTTCGGAACGACCAATGATCATACATGATATGTACGACAGCTCTTGGTCGTGCGTTTCTATACCTTTTGTTTTTTTTCTTATTGGGAGAAAGGGTTTTTCCCAAATTGACTCCCATTTTGACATAGAGATGAGAGAATGCTCTAACTGAACTTTCGCAGGTTTTGACTTAAAGAAGGTGTTCTTATCTGGGTCGTAAAACTATTGTTCTGCTAGATTTAGTGTAAGCATTCTCTATCTCCATTGCTGTACACATTCAATGGACCTAAACCTTCCGGTTAGGATCAATGAATGTCTTAGTTAATACTCCATTGAAGAACTCAGAGGCCGTATCGGGGGAAGTGGCCAGTTGAGCGAATAGAGCACTATATGCCGCGGATGCTAGGAAGTCGTCTATGACCTCCTGGTTCTTGACAAAACGACTACCATCGGGACTCTTGGTACCGACAGACATCTGAATGAGCCTCTCGAATAATTTAAGCATCTCTTCCGAGGTAGTGTTTTCATCGAAGTTCTCTACGTACTCACCCAAACCGGGGTCGAACTCGGCATCTAGCCGCGTCACTTCTACCTCGGTAAGATTGAAGTACCAAGTCTCTTCGTTGGGTTTACCGTCAAAACCGTTGAACTTAATTGTTTTCTTTAACACGTTTCAAATCTCCTTTTAAAATTATTAAGTCAGTAGAGCGACAAGGACGTCTGGCAGCGGCAGATAAGCAACGGGAGTTGGATCTGTGCCATAGAGAGCCGTTTCGATAGCTATCAGGTTGCCCGATGTCAGAACACTCTCCTCGAGGGTGATCTTCGAAACGGGAGCCCCACCCGCATACACCGCCGGAGTCGACTTAGCTTCAAAGCTAAATGTCGCAGCTTCAGGCGAATCGTTGATGGTTGCGTGCGCGACTTCGGAAGGCTGCGCAATCAGACCATAGATTATATGAAGCTTGTAGTTAGCTTGCTGTCCGGAAGCATCGCTACCCGCATATGAACGATATGCAAGACCAAACGGAACCCGGCTTTGTTGGCCAAAGATTACGCCAGGATCTGTGCCGTCGTGGGTCATTCCTAAACAAGCTAGGAACGCCGTTGGGAACGTGTATGCTTCAATTGAGCAGTCAAAGGTTTCGACCGAGACCAACTGCGAATATTTCGCGTTATTGGCCCACAGATCGGTAATTTCGGCGCCCGAGGGTTTCTCGGTAACGTTGATCAGGCCTTCCCAGGCAATCCCCAATGGATATGCTCCTGCGTCCTGAACAAAAAGAACGCCTTTGTCGAGGCCGGATTCGAACAACTTATCCGCGGCCGCGTTCCAAGTTAATAGATGTGCCATTTGTTATTTACTCCTATGTTGTGTGAACTGATACGATAAAGACGTCATGGGCGAGATCGTTAGTCGTGAAACTATTATTTCTAACAACAACAACGCCTTGCGACACCAGTGAATACATCGATCTTGTGTTGGCGTAGCCAGGAACAGGTTCGATAAAGGTCACTTGGAACTGTGTTCCGACGGTATATGGGGCATTGTTGGCGTAGCTCGCTTCTTCTTTCTTAGGTTCATATAGTATACACGGATATTTGAGTTTGAGGTTTCCTGAGGGTCTAAATATCACAGATAAGTCTGGAAACGCAGCCTCAAGAGCTGTCTGTAAAACTAGACGTACTTCTTCTTTATCCATTGTATGAACCCCCCAGGGTAAATTGAACACGGGGCGGCATATATTCAATGTCAACAACCGACCATCGTCGATCCTTCCACCAAATATATACCACCTCGTTTATATCTACGGTCGAGCTTTCGGGAGGGATTATACTCAGGATATGTCTTGCGCGGGCATCTCGAGACTTCATGTTGGGCCATCGTGCACCATCGCGACGAATCGTACCAACAACTTCTATCTCCTGAAACTGTTCTTCAAAAATCCCAGGAGAGGTCTCTTCGGGCCCACGAGCGATCCCGATTTTACCCGAAAATCTCATCGTTATGCCGTCTTGGCCGTAACTAGCCGAATAGCGATGGCGCTCTTCGGATTAACCAATGCGCCCGAAACTCGCGTCTCGTACAAGTACTCGAGCTTATTGAGATTAAGATCGAAGTCGTCAAAGAAGGACGTCTGGCCTCCGTTATCTGCACCAATGACGTAGTCCTTAAGATTCAGAATTACGCCCATCGTGGCTACATCGTAAGTGCCTGCTGCGATGGCTTCTCCGAGCTGATTAACACCTGTCGGATCTACAATGCTATCTTCTAGACCAGCCATAACAGGAATCTCGACGATCTTGCTAACGCGCATGGCGGCTGCCAGAGACTCCAAAGTATCATGGATTCGACGAGTGGTCGTATCGCGAACCAGCAACATCTTGCTGATCAGTGCTGGTTGGCAGAACAGCGTCGGACCGCCAGCGCCACGGTAATAACTCAGTGAAGCGGATATCATATCGACCATAGCCAGAATTTCGGCATCGTCAAATGCGGACCAGTCTTGTTCACCAGCAGGAACACTGTAGGTAACTTTTTGAGTATAAACATCGTCGTCGTTGTAAACAGGTCGCACGTTTGCCTTCAGGATTGCGTCATCACCAGTATCATTGCGGCCGTCACTAATCAAAATCGCACGCGCCAACTCTTCTTCGAGCATCATACGCATTTCGGCCTTCAGCCAAACTATGACGTTGAAGTCGGTAATATCGAGAACATCGTCCCGATCCAACTTCTGCAGTTTGTAAATGGTCTGGGGAACCGTGGTTCTTTTCAGTACCGCGATGACCTCTTCCACCTTTGTATTTCCCGCCACAAAGCCCTTTGCCCGGGCGTCTGCTCCAGAAATATTTGCGTACCAACTCTTAATACGGCTGAATGGGCGGGGTCGAACGCCGTTCAACACGATTCGGACCCAACTCATATCGCGATCGGCGAAGAATTGAGGACCTCCTGGCTGAACAGCTCGGGCATCAGGGAACATGTAGTCGACATCAGTGATACTGTGTCGAATTACATCATCGCCAACTTCTTTCTCGCTAAATACTTCGCGCAAAGAATGTGCGCGATGAGCCTTAGCCGACTGTAGAATATTCATTACATTTTCGTGAGCTACCGGATCTCTTTCCTGGCCGGTGTTCTCGAAAGGATTATAGTTTTTTGGCATTTCTGTGTCTCCTTGTGAGATAGATTCTTCTGGTTCTTCCGACTCATCGCCATCTTCCGACTCATCGTCGTCTTCAGCCAATGTTCCGGCCAGATATTCAACAACATCTTTTTGTTTTTCAGTGAGCGTATCAAATATCGCTCCCAGATCCTTGCCGTCTCCGCCGTCTTCACCCTCTGAATTGGGGGGTATCTCTCCATTCAAAGCACTGTGTAAAACAACGTCAACCGCCTCTCTCTGTTCCTCGGTTAAGGTAGCGAGAACGTCCGATATGGTTTCGTCCTCATGGGAGAGGGTCTCCTCTTCATCAGACTCGGCCTCTTCTTCGTCCTCAGAAACCTCCTCTTCAGCAGCATCGCCGCTTTCGAGCTCTTCTTCGAGCTCTTCTTCGCCCTCTTCTACCTTTTCCTCATCTTCGTCTTCCAGATCGATTTCAATAGGAATTCCGGAATGAATAATTAGCCCATCATGGACAAACGAATCCGGATCTAGGGGATCTTCTGAATGGCGAATAACTTCGTCAATTCTTGCGCCTGGGTTCTGACCATGAGGCACAAGGCTAACTTCTCTAATCACGCCGCCAGTAACTGAGCGCAGAGCAACAACGCCCGGGGCAAGCTCGAACCTTCCGACTTCTTCTACAATTTCATTTGCCCATATAGACAAACCTTCAATTGTTCCATCGTGTACAAGTTCTTTCGCCTGACGGCCTTCCTTTGTATTTGAAAACTTGGCATTACCTCTTACTCCGAGGGGTGACCCTTCGTTACGAGTTAGATCAATCTGACCCAAGATATTCGTGATGTCGCCATGTCTATGACGCCATACGATAGGCACTGTTTCGCCCTCTTGATGGCCAAAAGCATTATCTCTAATAACTCGTCCGTCGTCACACAGCACCTCATAGGCTGTGGCAATGCCAGAAAAATCATACTTTTTCTTTGGCATTTGGTATATTACTCCTTTTCATTGGGGTCGACTTGTTGTCCTGGTTCTTCGCCAGGCAAGACCTGGTCTGACTTATTAAGATTCTTGTTTCTCAATTCATCCGCATTTGGATCAGAGCTAGCCACTAGCCCGATTTCTGCCCTAACTTCATTAGAACTCATTATCTCGTTACGAGTGAGTTTGTCAGCAGCATCGGCTATTTGACTAAGCGGTGCCATTTTGAATAAATCTTGAATCGGCTTTATGGTGTTCCCTCGTCTAATAGATGCTCTACTAAAGAATGATACAGCCATACCCTCGGCCAACGCTCTTAGTATTGGATAGACTGTCTTGTTGTTATATGCAAGCATTTCTTCTTGCGACGCCGTTCCCATAAAGACAGCCGGGGTTAAACCCAACTGACTATGAAGATTCTGCGTCAGACCCTCTACCGTTTGCACTAAGGAATTAGGTACCGGTCGGTTTAGCTGTGTAATCTTCTCAGTAGACTCTATATAAGCAACACCATACTTCCTCTCGTATAGCTGATCCTCAAACTCTTTTAATCTACGCCTAGCCTCCGCCTTCTTTCGGGTTGTGCTAGCTGTGTAGTTCATTTGAAGGATCAGGTCCAATTGCGCACTATACAGTCGACCATCGGCAATGTCTAGCAGTGCTAGCTTATCAATTAAACGCTTCATTGTTGAATTGGGCTCATTCATAACCGCATATAGCGGATTATAGATAATTGCCACATAAGACTTCGGAACAATAATAGACGTTCTTTTTCCGGCTAACTCATTATAGACCTCTACCTTTACGCTGTAATTGAACCACTCAGACACAGTCCCGACGCGCATAGAAAGTATGTCATACTTCCCGGTGCTTGGATGATTGCTCGTTTCCGTTGGAAACAAAACACACGATCCATAATCAAGCAGGGTCATCACAGCATCCTGGACGAAAGCTGTTCCTGTTTGATCAACATTGGCTGCTAAAGAAAGCCTGTCGTTGAGTTCGCTTTGTTTGATCGAGAGAAACTTTCCTCGCTGATCAACCTCAGCATGTCTGAGTGGTACATTCGCTGCATCTATGGCTATCCGTGTTTGTATTGGTGCCAACACACTCGATGTCGAGTCATATGACACCCGATAACTACTTGATGCTATTGGAGCGTAACTAGTGACCATATCGTCGTTCGTTATGCGAAATGGTGTGCCGCGAAGAACCTTGTATGCCGATCGTACTCTGTCAAATAAACTTGGCATTTATGTCCTCCTTGCCGGTTAGGGCTTACCCTTCAGGTTATCTATCTGAAAAGAAACCTCTTTGATTACCGTCAAGTCGTTGCCAAGAACACCGTCATATGTTCCCTCAACGAGAACATACCTTTTGGCAGAGCTTCCGGTCAACGCCAGATCATCGCCTTTCAAAACGATTGTGATCGATTCTGCGGCGGGTATAGAGATCTCCGTTTTCCCATTAACTGGTTGCCCATTCGAGTCATTTAAGCTCCAAAGAGGATCGGCCTTTGGGGTAAACGGAATATCTCCTTCTGGTGTCTTTTCAACAAAGTCGCACCTAATGCCAAACGTACCCCCTTCGGGGGCTCTCTCATCGAGGTGTGTCTTAGGCATCGGTGTCTCCCTTCATTATTATACTGCGTCAGGAACGCCAAAGGTAAACTGAGTGAGCGTAAAGGTGTTGCCGTTCGTAACCGTTTGGGGCGAGGCCAGTTGGCCCGCAGCCAAGAGTTCCGATCCATCCACCAAAGCCCAAGAATCGGCATCACCGTCTGCTGTGACGTCCCCGTCGGTAATTGCTGAGACAATACATTCGCGACCGCCTCCACCGCGATCGCTTGGTTCGGCGACAGATGGGGTGGGCTTGTCTCCTAGATCATAGGTCACTGTCGCTTCGGTATAATTAACTGGTTCGGTACTGCAAATATGCAATACTGTGGCACTGTCCTGAACATAGTTCAAGAGAGCGTCCAATGCTGTATCTGGTAAATATGGCATGTCTAAACCTCCGTTATGTTATTACACTAATTTCAATGTCTGGATATACGGCACTAACCTCTGCCGTAGGATATACGGCATTAACATTCGCCGTAGGATATACTGCACTAAATAAGATGTCTGTCGGATACGTAATTATATGTGTACCCGCTGTCGGAACTCCCAGAACAGGTTCTGTTAATATCCCTTGTGGGGTTATAATATGTGTTTGGCCGAATGTCGGAACATCAAGAACCGGCGAAACCAAAATATCTGTACTATCTAGGGCATGACTTTGTCCAATTTCGGGAGTATCTATTTGGGGCGTAGTTAATACCCCATTAGCATTTAGTACATGAATACTACCTATTTCGGGCGTATCAATAACCGGTGTCGTTGATATTTCGCTTGTCGTTAACGCATGTATCTGTCCTAACGTAGGCGTATCAATAACCGGAGTAGCCGTAATTTCAGTAGCATCTAAATCGTGGACAATTTCTAATGTCGGCGTATCTACTGTTGGGGTCGTAAATATGCCTGTGGCCGACAGTACGTGTGTCTGACCAAGCCCCGGGGTATCCAATATTGGAGTAGTTGTAATACCCAGGGCGTCTAATCCGTCTACTCCTTCCGTACTTAAAATCGGGGTCCCCAACACAGGGGTTGTAGTAATCCCCGACGCCGATAAAATATGTTCTTGTCCTAAACTTGGTGTGTCTAAGACTGGATTGGATGTAATTCCCGTTGCTGTTAAGTCGTGTTCTTGTCCTAAACTTGGTGTGTCTAAGACTGAATTGGATGTAATCCCCGTTGCTGTTAAGTCGTGTTCTTGTCCTAAACTTGGTGTGTCTAAGACTGGGGTAGTTGTAATACCCAGGGCATCTAATGCGTCCTCTCCTTCCGTACTTAAAATCGGGGTCCCCAACACGGGGTTTGCAGTAATCCCTGTGGCCGCCAGGTCGTGTTCTTGTCCTAAACTTGGTGTGTCTAAGACTGGAGTAGTTGTAATCCCCGTTGCTGTTAGGTCGTGTTCTTGTCCTAAACTTGGTGTGTCTAAGACTGGGTTGGATGTAATCCCCGTTGCCGTTAAGTCATGTTCTTGTCCTAAACTTGGTGTGTCTAAGACCGGATTAACAGTAATACTATCCGCTGTGAGAACATGGGATTCAGAAAGACTCGGTGTATCCAGTACCGGATTAACCGTAATCCCCGTTGCCGTTAAGTCGTGTTCTTGTCCTAACGCGGGGGTATCTAAGACCGGATTAACAGTAATCCCTGTTACTGTTAAGTCATGTTCTTGTCCTGGCGTCGGCGTTCCTACCACTGGGGTAGTTGTGATGCTGTTAGCTATGAGCGCATCGGGTACATCAAGAGTGGTGTAATCAATATCCAAAGATATGTTGTCGTCATGAACGGATACCGCAGCAGTTGCACTATTACCAGTAAGAATATCATTATGTAAGCGTATTAGAATCTGAGTATCACTAGCCTCGTATGTGGCCGCAATAGCTTGATAGGACTGATTGCCTATTGACGTCCAACTTCCTTCTACGCCACTGGCCGATCTTCCTGCCCATAAAGTAGCTATAACGGTTGTTCCTGTGGAATCATATATATCATATGGACCAATAAAGGTCGTATTACCTACATTCCATTCTGAACATCGATTATCCGCGCCCTCTATTCTTACCTGTGTTATAATATCTCCAGGAGTTATGCCCAGATCCTCCCAAGTTCCAGACCACTCCCAATACGATGCCGCCTCACTTTTCCTTTCAGTAATTCGTGTTTTCAACGAACCAAGAGGATTACCGTATCCTGAATCATAAGACAGAACCACATCCGAGTTTTCCGGATATCCCACAAACCCTTCGGCTGTGGTTAGGAATGGGAATGTTACATTAAGAGAACCTGAAACCGGCACTACGATTGTCGGCGTGTCTAGTACCGGATTAGCAGTAATTCCAGTAGCGCCTAGGGCGTGTTCTTGGCCCATAGACGGCGCGTCTAGTACCGGATTAGTAGTAATTCCAATGGCATCTAGAACATGTACCTGGCCTAAGGCCGGCGTGTCTAGTACGGGGTTAGTAGTAATTCCGGTAGCATCTAGGACGTGTGTTTCTGCTAAAATCGGCGTATCTAGTACTGGTGTAGTTATTATATCTACACAAATAAGATCCACTATCTGACTAACAACCGGCGTATCTAGTACCGGGTTAACAGTAATATCGACAGTACCTAAGACATGTGTCTGGCCTACGGCCGGCGTGTCTAGTGCCGGATTAGTAGTAATTCCAGTAGCGTCTAGAGCATGTGCCTGGCCTACGGATGGTGTGTCTAGTGCCGGATTAGTAATAATTCCAGTAGCGTCTAGAGCATATACCTGGGTTAAAGCCGGCGTGTCTAGTGCCGGATTAGAAGTAATTCCAGTGGCGTCTAAGGCGTGTTCTTGGCCTATCGCAGGCGTATCAACAACCGGATTGGTAGTAATATCAACCGCATCTAAAGCGTGTTCTTGGCCTATTGCAGACGCATCAACAACCGGATTGGTAGTAATACTATTTGCCGTAAGGACGTGTGTTTCTGTTAAAGTCGGCGTATCAACAACCGGATTGGAAGTAATTCCTGTAGCCGTAAGATCGTGTTCTTGACCTACAGACGGCGTGTCTAATAACGGATTAGTAGTAATTCCGGTGGCGTCTAAAGCGTGTTCTTGGCCTACAGACGGCGTGTCTAATAACGGATTAGTAGTAATTCCGGCGGCGTCTAAAGCGTGTTCTTGGCCTATCGCAGGCGTATCAACAACCGGGTTTGCAGTAATCCCTGTGGCCGCCAGGTCGTGTTCTTGTCCTAAAGCCGGAGTATCTACCACTGGACTAGAAGTAATGCTGTTCGCATCTAAAGAGTGTATTTCTGTTAAAGTCGGCGTATCAACAACCGGATTGGAAGTAATTCCTGTGGCCGTAAGGTCGTGTGGTCCTGTTAAAGTCGGCGTATCAACAACCGGGTTTGCAGTAATCCCTGTGGCCGCCAGGTCGTGTTCTTGTCCCAACGATGGCGTATCAACGGCCGGTGTGGTGGATATGCCTGTGGCGGATAAGTCGTGAATATGTCCTGCCGTAGGTGTGCCCACAACGGGTATGGCGGATATGCCTGTGGCTGTAAGATCAACAATTTCGGAAATGGTCGGAGTTCCCACCACAGGCGACGTAGTAATCCCTGTCGCGGTAAGATCGTGTTCTTGTCCGATGGCGGGTGTTCCCACCGCGGGAGTGGTAGATATGGAATTTGCATCTAGGTCGTCTCCGGGCGCGTCCGGCACTTGAAAGTCAATCCAACCTATTCGTATGTGCTCAAGAGACCCAACATTATCTATATCTACCCACATTCTCAAATCGGTATAATCTGTAATACTATCGGCTTCTTGCGCCGTCAACGTGTAAGTGTGCGTACTATAGGCGGTTCTCAAAACACCTACTTTAGACATCCACTTTACAATTAGTGTGGTCCCTTGGTAAAGATAGGCATCCATCTTTTCGGCGCCACCGTTCCAATTCATGGACCGGGCACTTAGACGACACGTATGACTAATAGAAGAAACTGGATCTGTTAAACTGCCTAATTGAAGCTTAGCTATGGTGTCTTCGACACCGCCCTCAATATAACTATTATTATCATGATCGTCCAGTTTTTGCCATAGGGGGGTCGCAACCCACCCACCAGTTTCTATGTCTGCAATTGGTTGGACTAATTGAGTCATTTGTTGTTTGCCTACCTGTTATTTATCTACCAAGGCTCCCCCCCATTACGAGAGCGTGTTTTTTACCAGGGATATGTCCAAACACACCAACCATAATGATCTCCATGATTAATGTGGGCGAGCGCCGCCTGCGGAGATAATACAAGAACCTTTTGATGAGTATAGTCTTGATTGTGCTGCAATCCGGGATTATGACAAACAACCTTCCAATCGTCGGGCTGGGCCGCTTGTAGCGGCAAAACAAGAGCCAACAGGATAAGCATTATGACAAACAACAACAAAACACGAGTCTTAATTTTCTTCATTTCAAAATCTCCTTATTTCTGATTTTTAATTCGACTATATTCCGCCTGTGAAGCAAGCAATACAAGAGTAAGTAACTCCACAAGTCGGGCTGTCGTAACGGGTTCGGGCGAAACCGCTCCTGTGGCTACAAGGCCAACAAAAGCAACAACAACCGACATTGCGAGCGTTAATAACTGAACCTTCCGTCCAGACCACCCTAAAAAGTTTTTTATCCTGTTAATTAACGGGACAGTTGACATACCGCCGATTAAGACCAATACCGCAGCGGCGAAACCAATAAAAGCATCATAAATTTCCAAAGACATTCTTATTCTCCTTTACAACAAATAATCATTTAGTTTTGTCCGCTTAGCGAACACCCTCAAAGTAATATATCGGCTCGCCTGGTTCCCAAACATAAATCCGTCGTGGAACAGAACGGGTTAGTGACTCAGCAGCCATAAAAACTTTACCATCGATTGTTATCTCGTCTGTAACCTTTTGTAAATTCAAACCCGCCTTATTATCGAGGTTCATTTGCATTTGCATGGCGGCTTTGTGGTTAAGTTGAATTCCGCCGTTACCGGATTCTTGCATCTCGACCGTTAACTCCCAAGCAAGCTTTTGTATTTCCTCGATTGGGGGCGGAGGAGGGGTTACTGGGGGCGGAGGAGGCGGTTTCAATTTAGGAACCTCTTCGTCCAAAACAGAACAGGTCCACTCTATCTTATTCGGTTGTTCGTTTGTGGGAACAAACTCTGTAATGGCACTCGCATCTCCGTCTTTGTTTTCCCAAGCAACGAGGCCTATATACTTGGCATACCAATAATATTCTTCTGGAACACCGTCTATAAGCCAAACCAACTTGACCACGGGAGTATCGAGTAGATCGATGAATGTTTCATCATAACCAAGCATCTTGATTTCGCTAGAAAAACCGTAGGTCGGGAGAGCCCTCCGACATTGGTCAAAGTAATAAACGTCGACCATTTCGTTTCGCATATGTGTTTGTCCTGGTGCCATAAACCTTGGCAACCAGGCATCCCCTTTTACGATATAGAACTCTTGCTCGTTTCGACTAGTGTCTGCCTGGAGATAAATCCAAAAATCACCTATATAACGACGTTCCCAATTATTGTTCTTAACAACGTATTTATGATTAGGGGAACCCGTTGGACTAACAGAAAGATGCGTTCTTTCTGGACCCTGCCCCCAGTTATTACTAAGAGTATAGATTCTACCGTGCTCATCCCCCTCTGGTGGGGAGAAATAATCTTTCAAATCAATCATTGCGCCAATGGGCGGTGGCGGAGGCTTAACAGGAGGGGGCGGAGGCTCAACAGGGCCCGGCTCATAACCATAGGCTAATGATTCTATTGTAACCGGATGGATTAATTTTTGTGCTTGATCAGCAATTTCGCCGAAGCCGTAGCCCAAATACCAAATCATCGCGCCCCGGAGCTCTGGATACTTATCATATAAGATAGCTGCGTCCCACATCTGTTCTATAGCATCCACAGGCTTAGGAACATCCTGATACTCCCACCCAAACTCAGTAATAAACATTTGTGGTGTTCGAATTCCTAGTTCGGCGCAGGCATCGATAACAAATTCAAATCGACCGACCAAATATCCCCAACCATTCTTCAAATCTTGTGAGAGGCTATACTCATGAAGAGCTAATCCGGCCATATCATAGTTATCAGAGCAATATTCTAAATATGCCGCTTGACCGGGCGTTGTCCAATCGTTGTATTCTGGCTCGCCAGAAGCCCAGCCATAGGCTAAAATCTTAAAACCGTAAGGGTTGGCTTCCTTGGCAACGTTCAGAGCCCACCAACCAAGCCAATCTGCTCTATTCTTATCGACCTCGTTGCCTGCTACTATCCAAACACGAACTCTGTCGTCGCTTTCAAGAAACTCGGGTGGCAAATGCGCCCATACTGTCCCCCACCAAATATGTGCGGCTTCTTCTGGTGAGAGATCGTACAATGGAACATCGGGATTAAATCCGGGTATAGCCGAGTTAAATCTAAAGACAATTGTGTGGGGGACGCCGCTATTTCTAGCTATTTCACTAAGCTCGTGACATACTCCATAGTTGTCTACCGAAATTACAGTCGCCGGAATGCCTTCTGCATCAAGTTGTAACCAATGATCGCCTATGCCATCACGATTACCCCCGGGACTGGTATGAAATCCAATTTTATAGTGTGTCATAAAAATCTCCTTTTTAACTAAGTTCCGATACAAATACAGGAAATGAGCCCGCGGGGCCATTTTCCTTATTATAATATAGGACGTCGGCCGCTCTATGGGTGCCAACGAAAAGATGTAATGAATGATAATTATCCATATCACAAAGGCCGGATATGGTTCGAATCACCGTATTTCTTATTGTATCGACGGCATATAGGGCGCCTCGTTGGTGATGTAAATGTCCCGTCAACCATTCTGTCCACTCTATTTCTGGCCACATATAACGAGCCTCAATAGGAAATAGCCCTGCTAATTCCTGGGGCTTCTTACTACCATCGTGAGTCATGCCTATTCCGACTCTGCCCCACTGATGATACTGCCTTTCAAGTTTCGTTGGTTTAACTTTTACATGTGGGTGTTTAGAAAAGAAAGCCTCTAAATATTTACCGAGCCAGTAGGTTTGCAATCGGTCATGATTTCCTTCTACTGGATATATAACCACGGGGGCAACTGTCGCAAAAGCTTCTGTAGCCCTAGCAGTTGCTTCGCACGCGGCGTCAATCGCATTCCGAGCATCTTCGGACGACTCAACCCATGTCCCTTTCGACGTTTTATCGAAAAGATTATCGACGTGTAGTATGTCTTGTCCGACGGGAAATAAAATTTGGTCCACGGGCTTCGGGCCCAATTTTAACTGTGCGGCTATAGTTTCGGCAATTCTAATAAAATCTGTTTTGGCCTGGTCTAGAGAATATGACACGCTTCTATGGAATCGTTTTCCAAAATGCGCATCATATAGATTTGGAACAGCCAAATTTCCGTCCATAACTGGGTTATAGCGGAATCCATCTGGATCATAAACAGGGGCATGTATCTTGACCCGCTCGATGAGATCCTTTAGGGCTTCTTCATACGGCTCTTCTTCTCTGGGTTCTAGAAAAGCTTTGACTTGCCAAAAGTCGGTTAGTTGCCACTCGCCGGTATCCTCAACAAAGCCGTCCATGACTCCATCGTTCCAGGTTAAATCAACAACCTTCCTCTTTCTTCCTCCCTCCCAAACATTTATAATGTGTCTTGCGACTTTCCACTTAGTTAAATCCGTGTTACTGGCAGAAAGAAGTTCATCCAAGGACTTAATTCTATCTGATTCGCTGTAAATCTCCGCTTTAAAGCCTTTTTCGGTGAATTTAAGCTTGTGTTTTCGACCACCCCTCCGGGCCAATCCGTATAAATCCCGCTGTTTTTTAGTCGTCTCCAATTTGGATAATCGGAGTTTCTTACGGTGTCTATATTCGCGGCTCTTTACCGTTGACCAGGGCTCTCTATAGTGGATTCCTATCTCCTTCCAGGTAAGCTCTGGTTGAGACTTTCTGAAGTTATGGATATCTTCGCCACTGGGTGGTTTTGCTGGTTTATCCGAGTTGGGCATAAATGTCTCCTATAGTTAATTGAATTTATCGAAACATTTCAATGTTACGACTATAAGCTACATAGGCATCCATTAAGGCCGATACCGGATCAATTTTGTATTCGTACCGGCGTTTCATAAGCTTGCGATTTCCATTTGTGTCCTCAATAACCATGGCGTTGCCCATAGAGTAGCTAATCATCTGTTCGTCAAATAGAAACAAACGATCTTCGGATAGTTTTTTAATCTCGCCGAGAGGAACCGATTCGGTTCTAACTCCCTGTCTGACGATTTCTATACCAAAAGGTCCATTGTGTTGTTTCCAACGATTGACAAACGTTTCAGCATTATACGGGTCGTAACCCATAGTAAGTACTTCGTATTTTCGTCTATCTATTTCTTCCTCCAACACGTCAAAAACTTCGGACGTGTCTAATATACTTCCTTCTAATACTATGAGAGATCCTTCTCCCACAAATTCGTCGTATTTAAATCTTGCTACGGCGGGCAATAATTTATGGGTCCTTTCAGTAATAAAACTTATAGACCTTACTCCAAATTCACCAGTTCGAATAGGGAACAAAAACGTGAAGCTACAAAAATCATCACCCTGAGATAGATCGGCACCCATAGAACATTCCATATGTGCAAACGATCCGACTCGTTGATGTGGTAAGGTTTCATCATACGTAAAGAAATAAGTATACCCCTCCATCGGTAAACCAAACCTTTTGGCCAGAATATCGTTCCTAGTACTAGGGGCATTCTCAGCTCTTAGTACATCCTTTTGATAGGCCTCATAAGAAACAGTTATTCCTATGTTCGGTTGAGCTTTTACCCACATGTCGGGATTTCCAACTTCGTCTACGGTATCTAATTTATAGTGCCATATACTTGTGTGGGGGTCGACGTACTCGCCGTTAAGAATCTTTCGTAACTCAAGTTTAACTTCGTCTCCGGCTCCATTTCGAACAGTACCCTCAGAACTAACGGCTATAATAAGATAGTCGTCTAATTTGGAGGCCCCTTGTTCAACCGCCCCAACAACATCCTCACGAATATCGCCAGACAACCACTCGTCCAGAGTAGAAACCTTGGGTCTTAGTCCCTGTAACTTATCAATTGTCATGGGGCGAATTTCCAATAAAGATCCTGTTATAAAAGATTCTATGCCGCGTTTCGTTGCCGCCAACATAGATTTATAGTTGGACTTATTCACCTCCAAACCTTTAATCTCTGCTGTCAGAAACTTAAATAGCGGCCCTTGGTGTCTTGTCATGGCAGTTCTTATTGGGCCCAAAACTTCTTCTGCCTGCTTCATTGTTGGTGCGGTAGCGATTTGGTGGGTTGTTTCGCCATCAACCACTAGGTAGTATGCTTGAATGAATGCCGCGTACATACTCTTTGCGGCACCCCTAGCAACGATTAAATATTGTTTATTTATTAGTCTTTTTAAATAAGGAACTTCTTCGAAGTTTTTTGTTGTCGGGTTATAAATCGGCCTTTCTGACCAATAATACCATCCAAACAACTGCTCTGACCACAATTTGAAGGAATTCAGCATCCTAAAAGAAGAGCCGTCCGTTTTGGTCAGTTCCTTCTCACAAAAAGCTATGAAAGCCTCTACTGGACGCGGATTGTAATAATACTTTGGATCTGCGATAAGGCGATCTATTCTATTCATCTCTAACGAAATCTCGAGACAAATCGGTTGATTGCCGGCGAGCACTTCATTACGAAATTCCTCATAATATCGTGGAGTTGCTGTGTTAGATGGGTAAATAGGCATAATTACACTACGGTGTTGCCGGGGTTCTGCGTTTCTTTGCGGCCTTAATAGCTTTGTCTACAACCGTCTTTAAAATTAAGTCCGACTGAGTCTGGGCGACTTTACGAGCAGAATTTTTGGCGATCTTGGCCATCTCCGCTTTACCGCGTTGCATCCTCGTTTTGGTTGACGCGTTCGCTTCTTGATTGAGTTTCACGTACTGCTTTTCTAAATTCAGCCGTTTAACCCTGCTCTTAAGTTCTTCGTCGCTCAATTTCTTGGCACGCTTCTTAAGTTTTCCTTTACTAGTTCCTAATTGTTTCTTAGATCGCCGAATACCCCACTTCATACCCTTACGGCCGTAATGCGAAAGAACTTCGGCTTCTTCAAAATATCGATCGGCCAGACCATGACAAGCCTTAGCTTCCCGATAAAGTTGCATGCCGCGCTTATGGCTGTGAGTAATGGCGGCCCGACTGTCTAGCATGTTGGCTCGATCGCGATACCTTCTTCCCTGACTTTGTAATTTCTGAGCTTCTGGACCTACCGGTTCGGGTTGGTGAGGTTCTTCAATAATAGAAAATGAACCTAAACCCCCTTTGGCGATCGCTTGGGCTACTTTGTCGTTAAACATTATGCTGCTGCCTCCTCATCTAATTCATGTACAATTCGAGATTCAAGGGCCGTGATGCCCTCAGACAAAGTCTTCTGAATTGTTTCACTGGCTGTGGGGTCAAATATAGATTTAACTTTTAACACCATATAGTGTTTAGCGAATTCCCCTACAACGTCACTATTAAATACGGGCCAGCTTGTCATTTCGTCGATGTTAATATCTAATTCCGTAACCCCAAGTTGAACGAGTATTGACTTGGCGGAGTTGATATTAACGTAAAGTTCGCCATCGAAACCCAGGTTGTTCGGTTCAATGGCAAGGGCCTTCTTAACATCTTCAATAATTAGTGCCATAAATCTGTGTCTCCTGGTTTTCTTTCAATAATCATAGGCAAGGGTGGGGCGGTATTATAATGAATACGGTTATGTGTCCACTCTGATACAGTGACCAAGAATTCCGGATTTATCGTCCTTTCAGAAAGTTGAAGTAGGTCTTTTGGTTTAAGCGGATTCATATGATGAACTATGACCCTACCAACAATCTCTCTTCCCGGAACAGCAAGATCAAATCCTAAATCTCTAAGAATCACCCCACGTCTAATCTCCTTCCATAACGGAGAGTTGTAGAAAGCCTGGTTAAGTTCCCTCAAACTTTCAAATGTCATTTGGGAAGATTTTGCGTCTAACATAAGATAGGTAATTCGTTCTTCATATGTCGAACACTTCATCATCTCGCTAATCGTTAGCATAAAACTCTTCCTCTGGACGACCTTGATACGACGTGAGGGCTTCCATAACTTGAATAAATAATTGATTAATTTCGGCCCCTTGTCTTTCCGTTGCAATTCTTTCCTGTAGGAGCTGATTCTTTAGCTCTGCTTCTTGTAGTGCCAACTCGGCCTTTCTAGATCCAAGAGTTAAAAAATGCGTCGCGAGTTGAGAAGAAGCCGTTCCGCCACGAAACTGATCTTCTGCATGATCATATGCCATAGAGATAAGTTTGTTTTCCCGCTCCTCGTCACTTAACGCGGGGTTTGTATTTTTATTATTCATAGTCAACCCCTTTGTTAAAATTGAAATATCTTTTACTGAACATCCTGGGACATTCTATAAACTTTGAAGGAGATTTGAAACGCTTAGTAGGGGGCATCCGCGTTCCATAACCAAAACTAGTTGATTACTTAAAACAAAGAATATAAAATGCCCCAGGATATTCAGCCATATTTTTTTTAGGATTTT